TGCATTAGTACCCGTATAATACATTTCTAAATCATTCCCTGTCCCAAGATATATTCTTTCATTATCAGCTACTGCAAGGAAACCAGTTGCTTCAAGCCCTCCTGTTACTTTTACTCCAGAACTCGTCGTCTCTAACTTCAAACTGTTGTCGTAATAGAGTTCTACGGCTCCGTCTTTAATAAACTTAGCCATTTTTCCATTACTTTCTGAGCCATCAGATATTAATGAGATCCGATCACCGTTAGTATCTAAATATAAGTTACCTGTACCTGTACCTGTATCACGAATCCATGAGTCTGATCCTGAGTGGTAGATCTGGAGATCTGATCCAGTTCCAAAGATAACCTTATTATTATCTCCAAGACTCTGATTACCAGTAAACGTATTAGCTCCTAATCCAGCTAAGTTACCAGTAGCTGTTACACCACCTTGCCATGATGATCCGTTATATACTTTCAGTTCATTAGCACTTGTATCAAAGTAAAGATCACCTGTATCTAAGCCAGAGGTTGGTGCTGAACTTGCTACACGGTACTTATCAGAAAAGTCATTAACGTTAGAGATATTCGTAGCTACTGTATTTACATTAGAGATTGAACCTCCAACACTATTTACATTAGAAATAGATCCTGCAACTGTAGAGATATTGCTATTAGCTCCAGCTACTGTATTGATGTTGGTATTATTACCAGCAACTGTATTTACATTTGATATATTTCCAGCTACTGAGTTAATATTGGTAGCGTTACTTACAGCACTATTTATATTTGAAGCATTGCTTACTGCACTATTAATATTAGATTCATTACTGGCGACAGAGTTAATATTAGATATGTTTCCAGCAACAGTAGTAACCTCAGTTGCTTTAGGTACTAAACGATGAAAAGCATAAGTATGAAGAGTAGATGTTGTTTCAACTATTACACCAAAGCCTGCTGTTAATACAGTTGAACCACATCCAGTAATCGTAACGGTATTACTATCAGATCCATTGGAAATGGTGACAGTACCACCAGAAGGAGTTCTAGTGCTGCTAATAGCTTTAATACTTACAAGAGTACCAGCACCGTTGTTTACATCTGGGTTGGCTGTAGGAAAATTTGTTTCACTTGCTATTGGTACAAAGCCACCGACATCATCGACAAGATCAATAATCCTGTCATTGATAGCAGCAGTTGTAGCTATTGTTGTGTCATTGTCTGGGAAGGTATCACCATCTTTAATAGTGTCACCAGTACTTACATTGAAATATCTAGCGTCAGATTCTGATTCTGTGTAATACCTTCCATCTAATGCACCTGTTGCTATTTGAGTAGCAGTGATTGTCCCGTCTGCTATTTCACTAGCAGTTAATTTGTCAGATTGTAATAGTGTTTTGATTTCACCAGAAGTTTGATCAGCAGTTGCATTAGCTTCTATTGCATTTAATTTACTGTGATCAGCATCTGTAAAGACATTAGAATCACTAGCTGCTTCTACTGCTGCTCTTATCTCTGCGTTAGTCTGGTCAGCCGTTGCACCTGCTTCTATAGCGTTTAGTTTTGAATGATCAGCGTCAGTAAATACATTTGAATCGCTGGCTGCTTCTACTGCTGCTCTTATCTCTGCATTTGTTTGATCTGCTGTAGCACCATTTTCAATACTATCTAGCTTGATTCCATCGTTAGATACATCTCTACCATCAACTGTTCCTGACGTAACTATATTCTGAGATCCAAAGTTAGGGCTTATCTTCGTTCCATCTATGGCTGCACTTGCGTTTACATCTGCGTTAACAAGTGTTCCATCTTGAATTTGAGTAGAAGTAAATTGCTTTGTATCGACATAATTCTTGGTTGCTGCGTCTTGCGCTGCTGTTGGATCGGCTACGTTGGTTAATCTTAAATTATTAAGTTCAGGTAGTCCTGTAGTTTCATCAACACTGACTGTTTTACCTTGGTTATCTTTTAGCTCTTGGTCTATATACAAACTTTGTAATGCACTTGTATCCAAGTCATTAGCAGTAAGGGTTGAACCATCTGCGTAATCGACAAGAGGTGAACCAAGTGATGAGTTTCTTCTTACTTCTACTCTTAAGTTTGCTGACGCTATACCTGTATTAAGTCGTATAAGTTTAGGAGATACGTTAGTTATTACTTGATATTGGTTAGATCCTGATCCTTGAGTGATCTTGGTGTAATTAAGGTAAACCTCAATGTGCTCTTCTTTGATGTAAGGGAAGGTGAACTGAAAGTCAGTAGTACCCTGTGCTGAATTTGAATTGACTATGTACGATGCTGTGTAACTCATGGCTTAGTAGTTAACCTTCTGGTTAAATTCTGACGTAGTACTCTTATTTTGCATTATAACTTCTGTTTGAGTCTTTCTTCTTTTTGATTTTTCTTCTTCGTCAGCAATCAATCTTCCTTTAGCTGTGTATAGCTTGAAGTTTTTCTTAGCTTCTTTCTTGTACTCAGTGATTAACTTTTGAACTTGAGCCGCTTGTCTGCTTGGCTCCTTAGAGCTTATACCTTCTTGTTCATCCATTTTGCCTAAGACTTGCCAATTTTCCGTGCTTATTAGCTGCATCATCCTGTCTCTCCATGTAAGGCCACCAATCTTGACTGTTGCAAATATGCGTCTGTACTCGTTCAACTCTGAGGGCGACAAATATAAATCCTTTCGTTGGAAGTCGCTTGCAACTGGCCCTAAGAACGCTGTTCCTTTTCCGTGAAGATTAACCAAGACCTGCGTTATGGGATCATTTATTTGTCTGCCTCGCTTAAAGGCTCCGAAAGGTGGTGTGTACTGAGCAACGGCTGCCATCCAAGGATAGTTTTCAGCCATATCTCTTGAGTACAAGATGTGAGGTGCTTGTACTGGTTCTGCCCCAGGAGAAGACCAGTCAAGTATTGGAGGATTTTCCTCTGACTGACCAGGGATTCCGTTTTTAATAGTTGCCCAAGCCTCGTTCCAATAGCTCATTGCTCCTGTCTCTATAGTGTCAGGCTCAATTCTTCTAGGAGTTTGATCTACTTCCTGTCTTGCTTGTCTTAAAGCAGAAGAGTAAGGAATCATTGTCGAAATTGTTCTATACACAAATCTTTCCATTGCCTGCTGTCTATTTGATCCGCTAGTAACCATATTCTTGTCAAAGGCAGCATCGACAAGTTCACTAATACCAGTGAAATAGGTCTGACTTAGCAAGCCACCTGCTTGCATCCTGATAATGTCGAGACATAAAGACTCTGCACAAGTATCTCTTTCTTCGTTTGTCATCATTGCTTGTGCATCGTTGTAATCACCCAAGGCTCCAAACAATGTTGAGAATGGTTCTAGTGCTGCCATTGATATAGGAGCACCCCAGTAATTTGCATCGTCATCCCAGAACTGGATGCTGTAAGGCATCTGCCTATCTTTTAACCATTTCTCTCTTGCCGCATATTCTCTTGGCCCTCCTCCATTGGTTCTCATTCTGCCCATATTGGTTGCACCCCAAAGCAAAACTAAGGCACTGCTTCCCATTACTACTTGCCCCATTGCTCTTGCCCTAGCACCTGGGTCGCTACTTGCAATATCTCTCCACCATGTATCTACGAGAACTGCTGCTGGTGTTCTTCTTGCAACTGCCTTAAGAATATTTGTAGGCACTCTCATAAATGGCTGGACAAATTTAACAACAGGGCCAATACCTAAAGGCATCTTTGCTCCTTCTGTTAAAAGAACTCCTGGGATTGAACCAATTCTTCCAGGGGTTACAGCCCAGTCATTTGTCATTCCATGAGCCACTTTTTGCAGCCAGTCGCCTTCTTTAACCCAGTTTTGTGCATACTCAAGTAGCTTTTGACCTTCTAATCCTTGTGCTTTTCCTTTGTTAAAACCATCTTCAATACTCCTTGGCTCCATTGTCGCTTGTATGTTCTCGGTAAAGTTGACCGCATCCATAAAGTCTTGAGCATGTGGACTATCCAAGGCGACTTCAGTTAAATTTTTTCCGTCTATGACTGCACCTTTAACTGCGTTATCAACTCTCTTCTGAGCGTATGCGTAAGCTTCTTCAAAGGCTTCTTTGCTGTATTTTTTATGTCCTCTATTAACTGCTAGTTCCATTCCTCTGGGCATGTGCCTAAAGAACTCGTAGCTCCATCCAGCCACTGTGCTGTTAAAGGAATCGATAGTTACAGCAAGTCTTATTCCTGGTGTTCCTAGTGCTTGCCATAAAGCATTATAAAGTTTGCCAGTTTTTGTTTTGGCAAATTTCTCTTCCATGTCCAATGTATTTACTGTTAATCCTGTCCTTCTGTTTTGAGCTATAAGTTCTCCTTGAGCATCAACTTCAGCAGCTTTGCCAAGAGCATCAATAGTTGTTCTGTCTAAATTTCCTATTGGTCTACCTGTCTTGAATCCTATAGCAGCGTTTCTGAATCCCATCCTCAAGTTATTGAAGTAGCTTCCAATCATTTGTGCTGAGTACAACGCTCTTTCGTAGTCACCCTGCATAAGGAATCCACCAGCTTGCTCTATCGCTAGTAAGTTCATGTTGAAGATTCCGTTAACAGAAGCCTTTGTTGCAGTCACACCACCACTAATTAAGTTGCTACTTCTCAGCATGTGCAATGCTTTTATCCACTGACCTTGTGCTTCTGCTGGGTCAAGCTCTTTGAGATGATTAAAGGTTTTCTCTGCTGACCCTGGTGATTCTCCTAGTATCAACATCGTGTCAGCAATTTCATCTGCTGAAGCAGTCGCATCTATATCTATCTCTCCTGTCTCCAACGCTTCCCTGACTCCTAAAAACTTGTCAGCTAGCTCTTCCATTGCAGGATTAGTGCCTGTAGGAATAAGTAACTCATCTGCAATCGCTTGTTCTACGACACTTCCAGTTGGAGGAGGGCCGTCACTTACCTCTTCAGCAACTTCAGGCAGCCAAGCCATCTCTGGTAATTCATAAGTATCTATATCTCTAGGTAGCTGCATTTCTTGACCAAGCTGCCCCCATCTTCTTGTGATATTCATAATCGCTAAGTGCATCCTTCTTGCTGAGTCAGCAGAAGTTACTAGGCGAGCTAGCTGAATACGCTTGTCTAATGTTGGATCTGCGTCTACATCTTTCCACTTTGTCGCCTCGATCTGTGCTCTTAATTGAAGCTTGTCGGCAAAGTCCATCGCTCTATGCAATGCACCGATTTCATACTTTTGGAATCCTTTAGTTAAAGACTTAAGTCCTGAAAGAATTGCACTACCATCTGCGCCTCTATCTTCAAACCATTTGTGGTTAAGCCGTTGAACTTCAATGCCATCAAAGACAGGAGCACCAGTAAGTTCTGCCCTTGACCTAGCTTCTGCTCTGGTCATGGCGTTCATACCTTCTAAAAGGTCTTCGCTTTGATAGTTGTAAACATATTTACCCGATTCACTTCTAACTTTTTGATAGTTATTTTCAGCCCATAACTGTGCTCTTGTGATTTCTCCACTAGCAATTCTCTCCTTATTATCTTCAAGCAATCTTGCAAATCTCACTGCAAAATCAGGATCACCGTCACCCATATCTGGTGGCATACTGTTGTTATTAACTGACATCATTGGGCCATTAGGAGCAGTAAGAGATTTGTTTGTACCCTTCTGTGCTTGCCTTGCTCTCATGTTGGCTTTCTTGTCTGGGCCTCTTAGCTCTGGTCTTTGAGCCATTTCTCCGTAGAAAGATTCTTCAAAGATCTCTTCCCATGTATTGAACTTTCTTGTTTTTAAGAAGTTTGCAATTCTTTGAGTAATCTCGGCAAGTTTTCTAAATGGCTCTGCCCATGTAGCTTGCTTATAAAGATCGCCAAACTCCCACCAACCAGAGAAAGCAATAGCCTGTGCTTCATCGCTAGAGATTGTTCCGTCTAGTAGTTGACGAGCAAAATCTGAGCCTTTTGTTTTTAGTTGTGCGTCTACTACTCTTGCTGCAAGCTTCCTAATTGCTTTGTCGTTTCGCTGTAAAAGCCTTAATTCTCTAGCTGTTAAGAATCTAGTTTGTATTCTGTGGAATGATTCATGGTAGGCAGCCATTACCATGTCTCTTTGACTCCATAGCCTTCCATACTCCTTAGAACCCATTGACAAGAGAACTAAATCATCAAGTTCTCCTGTAATTTCTCTAGGGCCAAACTGACCATAGGCCGTGTAGAAAGTTCCTTCTTGAGTTCCGTATGCAGCAGCAGATCCTGCGTCATGGTATCCCTCTAGTGTTGGACGAATTTCAACTTGAACATCTACGCCTGCAACCTCTTTGACAATCTTTCTTAACTCTGCAAGGAAAGCAACCTCTTGTCTAAGCTTGGATGTAACTCCATTACCAAGATCAGTCTTGCGAGCAAACTCAGGAAGAATGGATAAAGGCTTGTCTAAATCTTCATCCTTAACATTATTAATCTCTTCGTCCCAAGGATCGATAAGACCTTTCTGTTCTTCTAATGCGTTTCTCTTCTTCCAGTATTCGTTGTAAATACGAAGTCTTTCGTCATAAGCCTTAATAGCTTCAGGTGTTTTATTCCTTGAACGCCTTGGCTTCTTAGGTTCTGGCCCTAAAGCTTGAATATCAGCATCAAGACTTCCTGCTCTATCTAATAACAAAGCTTTTCTATCCTCTGAAGCCATCTTCAGAATTGTTCTTCCAAATGGAAGTACGTCAGCAGTGTCTTGCTGCAAGAAGACAAAGATCTTTTCGACATCTCTTAATGCTTTTTGTACTGATTCTTCAGTAGCAACTCTTGCGACATTCAAGAGGTTGGCTAAATCACCGACAGTATCAATAGAAGTTCTACCTTCTCTCTTGAATCCATCGCTAAACTTATTCATTGCATCAAGCAATCTTTGTATCGCAATCTCTCCTTGCATCTCCTCTGGAGCTTGTCTCAAGAAAGCAGAGATAGGTGTTTTCTTGTCTGCTTTTGTTACGGCTGTCGATATTGGTTCAGGTTTAGGAGGTACTTCAGGTGCTTGGAATCTTTGATCTCCTAGTAGAGCCTCTTCTTTGGCAGCTTCTTGCGTAATTTTCTTAGAAGCTCTGCGTACTCTTGCTTTTTTCTTTGGAGAAACAATAGGCTTAACTGGTGTCTTATCCCTTGGGAATATTGGTGAATCCTCAAGTGCTTCTCTTAACTCATCTATGTGTTCTTTAATTGCTGAGTTAGCGGTACTTTGAGAGAATTTCTTTTTGCCTTGCTTCTCTATTATTTTCCTGAAAACTTTAGAAGCTTCGCTGTCTGGGTTAGATAAAGCAAGATCAAAGCGTTCTAAAACTTGCTCTGCTACTTGAAGATCTTTAACTGTCTTCGCCCCTATCTTTGTACCTGCTCTCTTTTTGGCTTTTGCTGTTTCTGTGCCTGCTCCTTTTAAATCACCTTTAAGAGCTTCTATTGTTTCTTTTAGTCGTCTCTTTAAAAGAACCCTTGTTCTTGCTAATTTTACAAAGTTAGTTTCTTGGTCTGCTAGTAACGCTTTAAATTCCTTGCCTCCATCTTCAAGAAAATCAAACAGGCTAGGATCTCCTTTACCTACCTGTGCGTCTCTGGCGATAACAATCGCTTCCTGAATTGCTTCGATAGAGATAGAAGGTGTCTTTTTGAATGTTTTATATAAGTCTCTGGTTACTTCTTCTCCTAGATTTGCTTGTCCAATTAGTGCTGCTTTCTTGTAAAAGTCCTTACTTCCTTGCACGACTCCTTTATAAACATCTTCTGGAAGTTGAGAAAGTCCAAACCCGACATTGCCTATTTCACCACGAAGACTTACGCCTCTTTCCATCCATTGCTCTCTTGTTAGATCTGATTCTCTAAAGAGCTTGGCTGCATCTAATGCTGTTCCTCTGCCATCAACAATATTATCGGTTGCAGCTATTCTTCTTGCGTCTGCTGCTGTAGCGGCTTCGTCTGAAATATCCCAAACTAGCTGATCTTCAATTCCTTCTTGTACTGCTTTTGCGTGTCTGTTATGCCCATTGACGACATAAGTTTTACCGTCTGCTGGATTTTTCCAAACAGTAATGTAGCCAGCAAGTCTAGGGTTGTATGCAGTTTTAGGGTCAATAGATCCGACTGATCCTGTCTTTGGATCTGCGTCTGCCTTGTATTGATAAGTTTCTGGATCGACAAATAAATTAGATGTCTTCTCCATCCGTGTTTGTCTTGCAAGAGGCTTTGCTCCTGGGTTCTGGTCAAGACTTACTTTTGCGTTTGGCTCACCGTTGAGATCAAGATCAGGTTGAGTATGTATATCTATCTCGCCTTCTTGTGCTGCTTTTTGTAAAGCCTGTCCTGTTGCAGCCGCTTCTCCTACTATCTCTGCGTCAGTTGGTGTTGCGGCAATAATAGATTCTGTTCTTGGTGCATCTTCTCTAACAATTAAGTCAAGTCTTTCTAGTTCTATTAGCTGTTCAGGAGTGAAAAGGTTTCCTTGTTTAAAATCCTCTGGATTGATAATGCCTTGCAGTACAAGTCTTTTTTGCTCTTTCTTATCTCCTTTAATAGCTTTGTCTATTCTTTCTTTGATTGGCCCATCTCCTTGATTTTTTGCATCAAGAAGTTTTGCTGCTGTTACACCGTCTTGTCTTTGTTTGGTAAGTTTCTGGAATTTTCTATACCTGTTAAAAGCTTTAAATGAGCTAGGACTTTTAAATATTCCGTTAAACAATCCTCCGTAAAGAGTTCCTACGGCAGCAGTTTGCAAATAAGCGTCAGATAGTTTTGTGTCGTCTGTGATTCTTTCAAGTGTCCAGTTATTATCTGCTATCCATTTCTGCATACCATTCTCTAGCTCTTCGTAATGACCTGTTGGCCCTATTTCGGTAAAGGTGTAGTCGTAGATAAACCCTGGAACTAGGCCGTCTACATATAGTTTTCCTGTTCCCAAGACGGCTTGCTGCCAAGGTAACCCTGTAAATGGAATATTTGCATTGCCAATCCCTATTCCACTTAAGTTTCCAGTCTTAGTAGAGGCTCCTTGTAAAATCTTTTGTGCCCCTGGAGTTAGCTTGTGAATTAATGGTGCGACCTTGGATGTGGCTTTTGCTACCCCTGGAAGTGCTAATGCTTTAGGTGCTGCCCATTTTATAAGACCTCCACCTGAGAACCAAAGTGCTGCATAGCCTGCTGCATGTTGTCCAAATTTCTCTACAGGATTCATAGAGATAGGAGCCAATGGTTCTCCAAAAAATATTCCTACATCTCCATCTGCAATCGTTCTGTCTGGATCAAGAAAGCCTGCAACTCTGTTTGCTGATTGCTGAACAACATCTCGACCAAGGCCGAAAAGCATTTTGCTAGTTGATCTTCCTAATCCTCCTTTCTCTAAGTCGTGCCTAATGTATTCACTGCCTCTGTCCATTCCTGCTTTTACCGCTTCACCACTAAAGAATCCTGAATCCATCCCTTCTCTTATATAACCCTGAACTCCTTCAGCAATTCCTTCTCCAAGTGTTTCAGTGAAAGATACCCCAGGAATATGCTTCATAGGATTGAAAGCACCTCCCCCTGTTGCTACGTCACGAGCTTCAAATTCAGAAGGCTGATAAACTTCACCCTCCCAATCAACTTCAGTTATTCCGTCATCTCTTGTTTCGTAGGTAAAACCTTCTTTTTTTTCGTCTGTCATTTGAACTGGGGAGGTAAAGGTTTAGAGGTAAACTAGCTAACTGCTGGTGACAGTTCTAGGTGTTTCGAGTCTTCCTTGTCTTTTGAATATGTTTCTGCCGCCTTGAAGGTTTTTCTCTTCTAGGAATTTCAATGTTTTGTCTATCTTTCCTCCAGGCTTGATGACCCTATTAGGGTAATGAACAGAATATTGTTTTCTGAAGAAGTCAGTCACTAGCTCACCTTTTTTCTTGTTGTATCCAATAGCCTTAAAGAATAAAATCATTTCCTTGCTAAGAGATCCAGTTTTGTAGAAGTCTGCAAAGTGCTTGTCAAACTCTTCAGTCGAAAGAATCGCTGTATTGCCGACAGAATTTTTCCATTTTTTCTTAGTGGTTAGACTTACTTTTTTCCTAGATATTTTATTGCTGGCTCTACCTATAAAAACTTCTTCGAGGTCTGTTATCTGAATCTTCTTGGCTTGTGCCTGTCTATAGGCTTCTTCAATTCCTTCAATTTCTTCTTGGAATTTGTTAATTATATCTCTATCTGACGTTCTATATTCTTCTGCTTGTTGTGCCAACCATTGATTATCAGTAAGCCCTTCTGGGCGTTTTTGGCTAAAGACACGCTTTCTATTTGCTTGTCTTTTGTTTGTCAGAGCGACAATCATTTCACTGTATTCATCGTTCTGCTTACTGGTTAATTGGTCAGGGTTGGAGTTGCCATCTCTTACTGCTATTGCTGTCATCAACCTACTCTGTAGGCCGTCTTTGGATGTAAGCCTTTCTTTTGCTAACTTGTCATACCCTTCTGTAGCACCGTACTCTGACCGTTGCTTGCTGATAGCACTATAGAAGGGGCCAGCATTTCGATTCGATAATCCTTGCTGTACTAAGTTTTCTATTCCAAGCCTCTTTTCTGTACTGGTTAGGTAAGGATCGTCTACTATTTCCTGTGCTCTGTCTTGAAATATTTTTTGCTGTGGTGCTGTGTAAATCGCTGTATTAGTTTTATGTAGATCTGATACAGATTTAATACCTTTATTTATAGCTGCTTGATTACCTTTAAGAGTAGGATCGTTTCTGACACCATCAACTGCTCTTCGCAGTGCTGCATTAGAAGTTTCAATATCATCGTATGTTTTTGAATCGTTTAATCCTGCCGTAGCTGAGTGCCTGGTTGCGGCTTGCTCGCCTAAATCTTTATTGTAATTTGTATATTTGTTTTTAATTTCTCCTTGTACTTTTAATATCTCTAGCTCTAAGTTTTCTCTTGCACCTGGATCTAATCTTGAAGAAAGTAATTCACCGTTAGGGCCAGCTTGTATTAGCTCGTAAGTTTCAAGTGCTTTCTGTAAATATAATCTTGAGGTCGCTGTATCTATTGTCTCACTAACGACAGTTCTGCCTTCTGGTATTGGTTCTGAGGCAGGTATTCTCTGACCGTTATCTAATATATTCATCCTTCCTGCATCAACAGCAGCGACAGCTAATTGATTAGGAATTGTTTTTACAAAGTCCTGATACTTTTCTACTCCTGCAATCTTTCTGTATTCAGTTAGCGTTTCACTGATTGATGCTGCTAAGCTTTCTGGCTGTGTTTCGTTTGACTTAAAATTAGTAGCAAGAAGTGTTTCAGTTTTCTGCCTGTATTGTCTAAATTTATAATCTGAGTTCTTTGCTGCTTGTGCTCTATTTAATTTTTGATGAGCATCTAATTGGTAAGGTTCTATTTCTTTTCTAATCTTTGCATCTTCAATATCTATCGCTAGTATTTCGCCTTTCCATTGTTGAAACTCTGGGCTGTCAACACTTAAAGTCTCAATAGCTACTTCGCCTATGGAACTTGTCTTGTTATAGGTAGATTCAATAGTGTCGAATTTGTTTCTAAGTTGGGCCGCTTGGTGGTATTGCTCTGCGTATTTTAAAGTTACAGGATTCAATGACTGAATATAATCCAGCATTGCTTTTGCTTCTGTATCCTCTGGGTGTGATTTAACTCGTTTCTCAATCTTATCTCTGTAATCAAGTAATGACTGGCCTGGGAATTGACCGTAAGAAATACGGCTAAGAGCTTTAGCATCTTCTCTTCTTTCTGCATCTCTTACTCCTGCGTATTGAATGGCAGCAGTTCCGAATTGTTTTAAGTTTTGATTTAGAGAACCAAGGTCGTTCGCTAGTCTTTGAAGATTAGTTATCTCTGCTGGCTCTGGTGTTAACTGAGGTTTGCTAAGTACAGGTGCACCAGGTGCGTTAGGTTTACTTGCTTGAGCAAAAGAAGTAACAGGTGCAGCTTGAGGCTGTAAGGTAGGTGCTTTTATTGATAGCTCTTGGAAAGGAGTTGAAGCACCGCCCATTGATGGGCCACCCATTAAGCGACTTGATGTTTTCTTAGTTAGTGCTGGCTTCATTTCCCTCTAGGTAATTTAGGTGCAGGTGGTACGGCTGATGGCTGCCCCCATAGACCTGCTTGTACTCCTGTTGAATAAGTACTTAATCCAGTACTAACACCACTTACTCCAGCACTTAGCACTCCCAAGAATCCAGGACCACTAACATGTCCTCGTTTTATTGGTTTCAACGGATCTAAGTACGTTCGCTCTAAGTATGGTTGTTGACTTGCAATCCGACTAGCTCTTTCTACGCCTGCCCCTCTCTTCTGTTCTTGTATCTGCTTGCCGACAAAGGCTAAATTTTGTGATGTCGCATAATCAAAGGCTGCTTGTTCTCGTCTTGCGTCTGCAATTAAGTTTTGAATTGAGTTACCGAAACGACCTGCTGCAAGTATTTCACCTTGAGCTTCCATAGCTTCTAACGCTGCTCCTCTTTTAGCTTGTCCTGCTGCTTCTTGTTCCTGCATTAGCTGTAGGTTTAATTGTGCAATATCACTTTCGTATGCTTCGTTTGCAAGGTATTCATTCTGTGCCATCAAGTCTTCCTGTAACTGTCTTTGCTGTTCTTCTCCTGTTCTATTCGCTTGAGTTTGCAGCACAGAGTATTCATACTCCTGCTGTGCCTGCATGTTTTCAAAATCTATCTGTGCGTTCTGTGCTCTAGTCGCTGCCTGCTGCTGCATGATTTGAAGGCCAGCAGACATGACCCCCATAATTATGCTGACTGGTTCACACATAATTAGATCCTCACGAACTCATAGAACAGACGACTCTCTGGCCCATATTCTGAGTGCTTTTTAATGAATGTAAATCCCATCCATTGAAGCCATCTGACAT